GGGGTCGATCAGGAACTCCACCCGCTTGGCCGTCAGGGCGGCCGAGGTGGTGAAGCTGGCCGCCGCGGTCGCGCGGGTCGAGACGGTGGTGGTGGCCAGATCCTGCGCGTGGAAGATCGGCACCGCCGGGATCGCCTTGGCGCCGGTGCCCGCCACCGCGGAGCACTGCTCCGGGGTCAGGGCCACCGTGGCCGCGTTCCCCTGGTTGACGTACGCCACCAGCTTCACCATGCCGGTGTAGTTCTTGAGGCTGACAGCGCGCGACGCCCGCCCCGCGGCGTCCGCCGCCGGGTCGAGAATCGGGAGGACCTCGTAGTCCAGCACGTTCATGAGACGTTCCCTCGGAATGGGGTCAGGGACTGCCGGGAGGCGGGGGGCCGGTCATCGGCCCCCCGCGGTCAGGATTACCGCGCGGCCAGCGCCACGAACGCCGACTGGGTGTTGCTCCCCTTGAACGGCGTGACGGGGCTGTTGAGCATCGGGGCGCCGTCGCAGCGGAACGTGGTGCGGAAGGTCTCCTCCCCGTTCACGAAGCGGACGTGGATGCTGCGCTGCAGGTTGCCGTTGGACGCCTTGGTCCCCAGCGCGTAGAACGACAGGTCCGCCAGGACGATGTCGCCCACCGTGCCCAGGGTGGAGGCGAACTCCACGGCGATGACGGGGCGGTTGTACAGCGTGCCGTACTTGGCCCCGGACAGGCCGCCCGGAGGCAGGAAGGCCGGCCAGTTGCCGATGGTCATCAGCGGCAGCTGCGGCTCGGCGTCCTGGTTGACGAACCACGCCGCGTTGGCGCGGGCCGCCGGGAGGAGCCGGGACCACATCTTGGTGACGTTGCCCGCCACGATGGTGCCAGCCGTCTGGCCCGCCTCGGCCGCCTGGGTGACCAGCGCGCCGGAGTTCATCAGCCCGAGGGGCTGGCCCGCACCGCTGCCCTCCCAGATCGACTGCTCGGCCACGAACCGGAGCTCCTCGGCGAACGCCTGCTCCAGGATGCGGGAGGTCGCGGGGGCGTCCTCCAGCTGCTCCTCGGTGGCGTAGCCCACGGCCACGATCTTCTTGGAGAGGTCCAGGGTCATGCGGCGAACCTTCGGCCGGGTCGCCGTGACCGAGTCGTTCTCGCCCGCCCAGAAGCCGCGCACCCCGCCCCAGCGGTTGCCGTTCGTGCGGGCGGTCTCGTCGATCATCGGCACGTGGTACTGGTTGCCGGAGACCGGGATCTCGTTGACGCGCGAGAGCAGCTCGCCGCCCTCGAACGCCACGCGGAAGATCTCCGTGGCGAACTGCGGGGCGATGAGGAAGCCACCGTCGGCACCGACCTGCTCCCCCATGCCGGTCGGCGCGCCGCGCTGGACGCCCATCAGGCGGGGGTCGAGGTCGCCGGAGGCGGCGCGCTTGATCGACCGCAGCTGGTCGACCAGCGACACGAACGGGCGGTCCTGCTCCCGGTTGTGCACGTCCTGCACCACGGGCGCGGGGGTCACCACCGCGGGCGCCGTCGCCTTCTCGCGCAGCGTCCGGATGACCTCCGTGCGGGCCTGCTCCACCGTCACGCCGTTGCTGATCCAGTCCGCCAGGCGCTCGGTCAGCCCGCCCTCGCGCGCGAGGACGGCCAGCTGCTCGGGCCGGGTGTCCGGGGCAGGGGCCACGCCCCGCTCCGAAGCGTTGTCGACAGCCATACTCCGCTCCTTCTTTGGGGCCTCATCGGCCACTGCCGGGATGTCGCTGGGGGTCGGCGCGCGTCCCGGCGCACCACGTCCGACCCCGACGTCGTAGTCCGCCGGCACGGTCACCGTGCTGGCCTCGTAGATCATCCAGCCGCGATACCGGCGCACGAGCTGGCCGGCCGCGTTCTTCTCCTGCGTGTAGGTCGCGCCCGGCCAGTAGCCGATGCTGACCTTCTTCCGCACCCCGGACCGCATGTCGGCAAACAGCCAGGCGGCGTCGGGGTGGTTGCCCTGCGTCAGCGTGCCCCGGAGGCGCCGATCGGCGTCGAGGCTGACGTCCTGCAGGAGGCCGATCTGGTCCCCCAGCCGGTGGTCGCGCAGGAAGGGCAGGCCGTCCTGCGCGTAGCTCAGGTCCGGCCCCTCGGGGCCGTGGTCCAGCACCTCCAGGTACTCCTCGTCGGTCCGCCAGTCGTAGCGCAGGACCGCGGCCTCGCTGGAGATGGCCACCCGCAGCGCGGCCTCCGTCTGGCCGGCCTCGCGCTCGATGGTCACCTCGCGGTACATCGTGCCCCCCGGGTTGGACCGGGTTGCGGGCGCGAACGGGTCGGCCTCGATGGGCGTCTCGGTCAGCAGGTCGGTCGGCATCTCAGGCGCTCCTCGCGCGAAGCGGCAGCACGGTGCGGGCCGGCGTCTCCCCATCCGGGGAGGCGGGCGCCTCGTCCGCCGCGGTGGCATCGACCACGACCTCGCCCAGCGTCACGCCGCGCGCCTCGGCGTACTGCTGCTCCTCGGCCAGCTGGTCGACGATCTCGTAGAAGTCCACGCCCTTCTCGGCGCACAGCTGCTGCCGCGACGTGAGCCCCTGCTGCAGCGCCATGGTGGACGCGGTCAAGTCCTTGACGGGGTCGATCCACGGCCAGCCCTTGCACATCCAGTTGGCGTACCCGGCCAGCTGGGCGCTATCCATGGAGACGGACCCGAGCCGCCCGGTCAGGAGCGCCATGCGCACCCAGTCCGCGAACACCACGTCGCACAGCTGCTCGACCAGCAGGTCCTGCTGGTGCAGCTTGCACTGCTCCATCTCGCGCACGCGGTCCGTGCGCATCGAGGAGAAGTTCACGTCGGCCAGATCGCCGGTCAGGCTGGCGTACGACCGCCCGAAGGCGCGCGCAATCCCGCGCTTCACCACCTTCATGAACCCGGAGAAGTTGGCCGTCGGGTGCTTGGGCTCCCACGGCTGGAACTCGTAGCCGCCAGGGAGCACGCGCGCCGCCCCGGGCTCGGCCTCCATCACCAGCGGGATCGGCTTCCCCTCGGCGTCGGTCGGGAGGTCGAACGCCCCGCCGTCCTTGTTGACGAAGAACCCGCCCTGCGCTGCCGCGAGGAGGCTCTGGTACAGCTCCGCCTCGGTGTAGCGCGCACCCAGCTTCCACGCCACCAGCGACGGGGCAAACCACGGCACGCCGCGCACCTGACCGGGGCGCAGCTGCTTGAACACGTGCAGCACCTGATCGGCCGGCACCCGGCGCCGCTCGCGCCCCTCCGGCTTCGTGGGGTGCCCCGACCAGATGTGGTAGGCGACCGGCCGACCGTCCTGGTCGACCTCCACCCCCATGATGATCCGGCGCCCATCGGGCAGGCTCAGGTTGTGCTTCTCGTCCAGCTGGTCCGGATCCAGCACCTGGAGGCGGTAGCCCCACGGCACGTCGGGGTTGCGCAGCCGCACGGCGAGGAACTCGCCGTCCTGCACGATGCTGCGGATGGCCAGCCGCTGGACCGCGGCGAAGGACAGCCGCCCCGTGACGGTGCAGTGCTCCCGGCGCGACCAGCTGCGCCACTCGGCCTCGACGCGGTCGTTCAGGACGTCCAGCGAGCTCCCGCGCGGGGTCCGCGCCCGAAACTGCAGCCGGGCCCCCGCGGCCCCCACGATGTCCGACTCGAAGTCCAGCAGCAGCCCCGCCGCCTCGCCGTTGTCCTGGACGAGCTCGCGGGAGCGGGCTCGCATGATGGCCAGCGACTGCCGGATCTCGTCGTTGGTGTCGGCCAGCTCGGCCCACCAGCGCGACACGATCCGGTGGTGCTCCCCGCCGGCGTACCGCTGCCCAATAGCGGGCGCCTCCACCCGGCCGGTCAGCGCGGCCCGCAGATGCCGGATGCGCTTGACGAGCCTCACGACATCCCCACCACGTCAAACCGCACCGCCCGCCCGAACCCCAGGCCGCGCTCCATGTCGAGCCGGGCCTGCCAGTAGTTCTCCTCGCGCCGGACGTCGTCCAGCGTGTGCAGCAGCACCTGACGGCCGGCGATCATATACATCTTGATCTGCCCGGACAGGATGTCCTGGCGGGCCTGCCGGCAGATGGCCAGCATCTGCTCGGCGTAGCTCTGCAGCTCCCCGGGCGCGGCGGTCGCCACGTTGGCCGTGAGCGTCAGGGCCCCGCTCTCCACGGTGGCGGCCTCGGTCCCCTTGGCCACGCGGATGACGTACTGGTACAGCCCCGGGGTCAGCGGCGCGGTGCTCGCCGCCGGCACCGTCCACACGAACTGGTCGCCCGACGCCACGGCCGCAGCGTCCAGCACCGACGGCCCCCGCAGGTACAGCGTCGCCGCCCAGCCGCCGGAGGCCGGATAGTCGGCGTACGCGAGCCGCAGCGACAGACTGTCACCAGCGGCCAGCGAGGCAGGGACCTGCGCGAGGGGATCGGGCACGGGTGCATGATGCCGCCCACCGCCGCCAGCCCATAGCGGCGGCGCCCACCTCTACTGGACCACGGGGAGAAATGCTCCCACGGAGTGCAGTTACGCCGCTCTCGCTGGCAGCACGCGGCGTGACGATGGAAGCCGCAGGGCGCGCGGCTTGCGCTTCCTATGCTGGTCCAAATAGCCCTTGGTAAGCAGTAAGCGGATATTCTTGGCACAGGTGTTGTCTTTCACCCGCATGTCATGTGCAAAGGCCACCACTTTGAGCTCCCGGTACTCATGGGTGTCGAGGTAGCGGCTCAGGTGCCACATGGTCAGGCGGGCCAGCGCGGG